GTCAACGAGATGGTGTTCACGTTGAACTGGCCTGAGGTGGGCGACGACCTTCGCTAGCTAGCAAGAGCGGTGACGACTGTTGACATCATCGCTGATGGGAACCGTTGAGCCGCTCAACTTAGTGGGCATGCGGGTCGGGAGAGGATCAGCCACCAATGCTGGCCCGCATGCCTGCTACCAATTGGGAGTATGCCCATGCCTACTGGGGTCTATGAAAGACCGGCAGAGAACAGCCGGCAGTTCATGCAAGACACGGTGGTTAGAGGAAAAGGTACGGCACAGATAGAGGAATGGTTAGACGAAAAGGATGACCACTGGGCGTGGGCAGATAGCGGCAGAGATGGCGGTTTTTTTAGTGGGCTGGGGTCGGGAGTGCCGTTGCCCGGCCCCCAAGTTACTCCGGGTAACCCCACAAACGGGCAGGTCAGAGGCACATTAGAGGCTAAGTCGTCGGTGTTAGGGTGTGAATATCCTCGGATTAGCCCTAAATCGAGTGAGTTAGACGATTATCGCTACGGCAACGCCCTGATCCGCTGGGCGGAGCAAGTCCTCGAGATAGAGCTAATGCCGTGGCAGAAGTTCGTGCTCCGGGAAGGGTGCTGCCGCCGGGACGGCCGGTTCAAATACCGCACGGTCCTCACCATCGTTGCCCGCCAGAACGGGAAGACCCTATTAGCGGCAATTAGGGTGCTGGGCGGCATGGTCCTATTTGGCGAACGCATGATTGTCGGTGCAGCCCAGAACAGGCAACTTGCCCTGGAATCTTGGGCCCAGGCCTACGGTTTCGCAGAGCAAGCGGGCCTCGATTTGGGGCGGGTTAGACGCTCTGTAGGGTCCGAAGAATTCTGGCTCAATGGGGCCCGGTACAAGGTGGCGGCCAGCACCTCCGGCGGCGGACGTGGCCTCAGTGGCGTGGATCTTGTCCTCATGGATGAGATTCGTGAACTGAGAAACTGGAACGGGTATGCCGCCCTCGACAAGACCCGCAGAGCCCGGCCGGACTCCCAGCTGTGGGCGATCAGCACCGAAGGTGACCTGAATAGCGTTGTCCTCAACCGTCTACAGACCATGGCCCGTGACGCCATCGCTCTGGAAAGGGGCGTGCCCATCGGCTACTTCGAATGGAGTGCACCCATCGGTGCCCATCCCGGAGTGCCGGAAACCTGGGCCATGGCCAATCCGGCTCTGGGATGGACGCTGGACGAACGGGTGATGGAAGCGGAGTACCTGACTGACCCTCCGGAAGTGTTCGAGACCGAAGTTCTCTGCCGGAAGGTGGCCAACGTCCAGTCATGGGTGAGTGTCAAAGACTGGGATGCTTGCGTCTCTGACGAAAGTTTCCCTACGGAAATTCCGTTCGTTATCGCAATTGAGGCTGGCCCGGAGCTTCGCCATGTGAGCATCATTGCCGGTGCCTACGCTCACGGCTTCCATCACCTGGAGGTCATTGGAGCGTTCGCCGGACCCCAGGCTCTAACGCATGCTGAGGACCGCCTCAGAGCCGTTCTAAGCCGCTGGGAGCCCGCCGCCCTAGTCACCATGGCGAAGAGCCCGTGCGAAGCCTCCGTGGCCCGTCTAGCGGCTCAAGCCAAGATCCCGTTCCAACCCGTGAGGCCCGCCGGCTGGGCCCGAGCGTGCCGGGCCTTCTACGCAGCTGTCGATCAGCGCCGCATCCGTCACCCGGGCGGAGGTGAGGTCTCCCAAGCCCTAGGCGCCACCCGCAGAGGCCCGGACGGGTTGCTGTCATCGGTGCACCGTGTCAGCGACCTTCAGGACAATGACGCAGCACTGGCCGCAATCCTCGCACTCTGGTCAGCCGATCAAATCCCTGACAAAGAGATTAAGCCAACCTGGACTGTCTACTAGATGAAACACATCAGAGGCCCGCTCACTCTCATACAGATCGCATGCCTGATCGCTCTAGGACTCTCCGCATGGTTCCTACTGGAACGCTGGACATTCGTTGCCGCCATCAGTGCCGGCATTCTGCTGGCCACGCTGTACGTAGAAGGCGTGATCCGGATCAATGAAGGTGACGACTGATGCCGTTACTTGAATGGCTCACCCGGGCCCGTACGACACCCGTGCGCCACACTGGCGGAGTAGGTAGCGGCCAGAGCCTAGTACCAGTGGCGCAATGGCAGAACGCCATGTTTGGCAACTGGCCCGGCTATGACGCCTATCCCTGGTATTACGTCACCGAAGAGGAAGCCCTAGACCTTCCCGTTGTCGGCGGCTTTATCGGCATCACGTCCAGCCTTCTACTTCAGATGCCCTTGCACGGCTACCGGAGCCAGAACGGTTCCGAACAGCCATTGCCGACGGACCCGCCCATCTTGCAGAATCCCAGCCCGGGACCGTCACGGACCTTCGGCGACTGGGTCAATGAGTACCTACGGGACATGGTCCTCTACGGCAACTATGTCGCCATCCTGGGCCCGAAGAACGCTGCCGGCTGGCCGGATGTGATGGTTGGTGTACCCGCCGGTCAGTGGCAGATCTACGTGGACGACACAAACGGCACGTACCGGTACACCGTCAACGGGACGAACTACGCACCGGATCAGATCTTCCACGTCACCATGAACAACCTCACTGGCGAACTGGTCGGCCGTGGAATCCTCAGCCTCTATAAGCGACTGATCGCTTCCAGTGTCGCCGCTGAACGCTGGGCGGCAATGTATTTCGAGGGCGGCGCCGTCCCGCCCGGAGCACTCAAACATCCGAATCCGGAACTGACCCAGGACCAGGCTGATCTACTCAAGGCCAAGATGAAGTCAGTCGCCCAGACCAGAGATTGGGCGGTGTTACCGGGCGGTACGGAACTAGAGGTGTTCGACTCTGACGCTGAGCGTTCCCAATTGAACGAAACACGGCAACGTAACGCCCAGCAACTGGCCATGGCCATCGGCATCCCTGGGGCCCTACTGGGCTTGGACGCACCGTCACTGACCTACAGAAACATCACGGACGTGTTTCAACAGTTCATCACTACCACGGTCATGAGCTATCTAGTGCCACTGGAACAGCAACTGACGTTGCAGTGTCTGCCCCGGGGCACGACGGCACGGTTCTTCCAAGCCAATGTGCTGCGTCCGGACATCGAGGCCCGTGTCGACCTGGCCACGAAGACACTGCAAGCCGGGCTGTTCACCATCGATGAAGCCCGGGCCTTCTTCAACCTGGGTGCCGTCCAGTTCGTTGAGTCAATGCAACCCCAGCCGGAAGAGATTCACCAATGATGATTGACGGGTATCTCATCAGATCAACGGTCTCGGAACTGAAGCTCACCGGTGATGGGCGGACCGTCGTCGGCATGCTTGCCCCATACAACGAGATTGCCGAGGTCAATGACGGCTTCGGCAACTACTATGAGATGTACGCACCCGGTTGCTTTGACCGGTGCACAAAGAGCGGTCAAGGCCCAGCCAACTACCTACGGGTACAGCTGGAACATAACGGCCGGTGGGTCGGCCGGGGCAACCGCTGGCACGACGGGCCCGCTGGGCTGGCCGCTGAGCTTCGCCTGGACGACACCGAAGGCGGGCGAGAGGCGGCATTCAAGATCCGTGACGGCCAGACTCCGGGCCTCTCACTGGCCTTTCTGGCCACGCCCGCCGGATCGAAACAGCGGCGCATCAACGGCCGTGACGTGCTCGTGCGGGAACGGATCAAGGCCTTGCACCACGTGGCCTTGTGCATGACGCCCGCCTATGCCGGGGCCCAGGTGGAAGCCGTCCGCTCCGCCCCGGAACGCAAGGGCCCGCCGGAACGGCTGGCCTACTGGCAACAGTGGACAGAGCGAGTAAGGCGTGATTAGGTGCTACTGGACACCTCACCCGCTGGTGGCCACCGGTCCGGTAGCTGTTCGCTTTTCGGCATCGACACGGCTTCATGGCCCGGACCGGTGGTCATCACATCCCAGGCATGTTCCCCCATCGTGACGATGGGACTCCATGCAAGAGACTCGAACCTCTTGAATGGAGACTGCAATGCCTGAGACTCTTTCCGGTTCCAAGCGACTCGACTGGCTCCGCCGGCAGCGTGATTCCGCCGCCGCTGACGTAGAGAACATCACCACCAGAGCCGCCGATGAGGACCGTGATCTGACCGATAGCGAACAGCACACGTGCGAATCCCGTCGGTCCCGGATCGAACAGCTTGACGAGGACATTGAGGTGGAAGTCGGGCTGGCCAAGCGGTCCGCCACCTATGCCGGTCTCGTCGCTGACATCGGTCAAGCCGCTGATCATCCCGCTGATCAGCCCCATCGGATCGAACGGGCGAAACCACCGGAGATTGTCTATAACACTCCGGGTGAGTATCTGTCCGATTTCTGCATGCGGGGCAAGGATCCCGCCGCCCGTCAGCGGATGGACACCTATCTCCGGGCGGTGGCGCACCAGACCACCGAAGACAATCCCGGGATCTTGCCGACGCCGATTCTCGAGCCGGTGTTCACCCAGCAGACCCAGCGTCGGCCGGCCATCGAGGCCACCACCCGCCGTCCACTGCCCGGAGCGGGGAAGACCTTCACCCGTCCGCACATCACTCAGAACACGCTGGTGGGGCCCCAGTCCGGTGAGAAGACTGAGCTTCCGTCCCAGGTCATGCAGATCGATCCGATCACGGTTACGAAGGCCACGTATGGTGGCGTGGTCAACCTCTCGTGGCAGGACCGTGACTGGACGGATCCGTCCATCATGAACCTGTTGGTAGCGGATCTTGCCGGCAGCTACGCCCAGGCCACTGATGCCGCATTCTGTACTTATTTCGTCGGCTCTGTGACGGCCACGCAAGAGGTGGGCGGCTCATCGTCGGGTGGTGACTACCTGGGCGCCATCTTCGCTGGTGCCGGGACCATCTTCAGTTCCACGAACGCACTGCCCGACACAATCTGGTGTTCACCGGATATGTGGGGCATGTTGGGTTCCATGGTGGACAGCACCGGCCGTCCGCTGTTCCCGACCATCAGCCCCAGCAACGCTCTTGGTGATCTGAGCCCGACCAGTTTCTCAGGCTCTATCGCCGGAATCCGCATGGTGGTCGATAAGAACTTCCCAGCCGGGACGATGATCCTGGGTGACAGCATGTTCGTTGAGACCTATGAAACGGTCGGCGGTCAGGTGTCAGTGATCGAGCCGTCCGTGCTGGGAACGCAGATTGCGTTCTACGGCTATATGGCGTGGCTCACACTCGATCCCGGTGCGTTCATCAAGCTGGTTGATGTCGTGGCTCCGGTGAATGCTGGCACCCAGGGCGTCCCGGAGCCGACCGAAGAGCCGACGAACGGCGGGTATTCCAAGTGACACTCCCGATAGGGCCTGGGTGGCCGGACGTCGATGAGTACAAAGACTGGGCCCGTATTCCCGCTACGGACACCCGGGATGACGTTGCCATTGACCAGGCCCTATCGGCTGTCACCTCATCCATCGTAAACCGGTGCCCAGTGTTAGCCGATGCGGTCTGCCCGCCGGAAGTGGTCTATGCGTCGCTGCTCTGGACGAATCGGTTGCTTAGCCGACGCAACAGTCCGGACGGGATTGTCGGTGTGGCGGACCTGGGCATTGCCACCATCGGCAAGATCGACCGTGACATCTTGCAAATGCTGAGCCCGTGGGTCGAGGTGGTGATCGGATGAGCACTCTGGCCCGTGGTGAAGAACTGGTGGCGAAACTGGAAGCCGCCGGTATCCGTGCGACCGTAGATCCCGCTCTGGCCTCTCCGCCGTGCGTTCTGGTGATCCCGCCCAATCTG